CTTGTGCAAGTGCTCGCAGTGCATCCCTACGCGGATGGCTCGGGCGGCACTGTGGACGTGCGGCCGCTAGCACTGGACACCGACACGAACGCTACGCCGCTGACCGAAGCGCCAATCTATGGCGTGCCGTGGATACGCATCCAGGGCGGCAACTCGGCGTTCATCGTTGATCCGGCCGCGAACGATATCGGGCTCGCCGTGTTCGCCGATCGGGATTCAACGAACGTCATCGCGCAAAAAGCGCAAGCCGTTGTCGGCTCGACGCGCGCCCATAGCGAAATGGATGGGTTGTACGTCGGCGGCGTGCTGAATGCCGCGCCAACGCAATGGGTCAAGCTTTCGGCCGCCGGTATCGATATTAAGTCGGTCGCTGCGCTGACGCTGGAAGCGGCCGGCAACATCGCGATCACTGCGACGGGGACGCTAACACTAACCGGCCAAGGCCAATCGCTCGTCATTTCGTCCACTGGTGGCAACTCGACGGCGCCGTTGACCGCGCCGGACTTCAAGGCACCGAACGCGAACCTAAACACGCATACTCATGGAGGTGTACAATCGGGGGCCAGCAACACTTCTGGGCCTCACAATTGAATATGACTTCAGGCGTCTATTATATTTTGGCACCGTCGGGACATCGTTACATCGGCTCGTCTGTCGATATTCAAAGGCGTTTTCGCACGCATCGTGCGGGCTTGAGAACAGGTAAGCACAGCAACAAAGCCTTACAAAGCGCGTGGAACAAGTATGGTGCGGATTTAGCGTTTGTCATAGCTGAAGAATGCGCGCCAGATACGGAAACGCTATTAGCGACGGAACAACGCCACATAGATTCTTTCGACTTTCGTAGGCTTTATAACGGTAACCCGATTGCAGGATCTACAAAGGGCGCGCCGCGAAATTTCACGGCACGACATCGTGAAAACTTACGCCAAGCAATGCTCGGCCGCGAATATTCGGAAGAAGCGCGTGCAAACATGTCGAAAGCTGCAAGCCTACGCAAGGCGACGCCGACGACGCGCGCGAATATATCAAAAGCGCTGAAAGGGCGGAAACCGAGTGATAAGGCTGTGGCCGCATTGAAAGAGCGTTGCACGGGCGTTCCGCTAACCGACGCGCATAGAGCTAAATTATCGAGTGCACTTCGCCGAAATAGTCGTAGTGGCTTTCCTGGAGTCAACTATCACGCGCAGTCGGGGAAATGGCGCGCACGCGCCACCTTGGCGGGCGTGCGCGTGAACTTGGGCGCATTCGAAACTTTTGAGGCTGCATGCGCCGCGAGAATGCACGCAGTATCGGGCGGCACGACAGTTGGCAACCCGCACAATTGATGTTAAAGTAAGAACTCATTCACCACCACAAGGAGTAAGCAAATGAAAACGATCAACATTGGCGCGAAACTGGCTCGCCTGCATTCGGGCATCGGCAACGCGATCATGTCGCTTGCCATGGCGCGCGGTCTGGACATCGCCGTTGCGCGTGCCGCCATGGCACCGAAGCGCACGCGGCTACGGGCGACGAAGCTGCGCATGCGACACAAAGAGCGCCCGACCGGCGCCAAGCTGCGCCGTGCGGCACACAATGGCACACTGACGGTGCGCCACGCCTCGTCGACCGATCAGTATTGGCGCGGTGTGTATGCAAAGCGCGTGCTGTCCGCGCGTGCGCGGCGCATCGAGAATGCGATCAACCGCGAGCACGCAGCGCGCCAATTCGCGTTCGGGGTGCGAAATGACCAATGAAACGATGAAGGACGACGAGCGAGCGGCGTTCGAGGCGTGGGCAAGTGAAGCACTTGAAGCCCATTACGATGAACAAGGCTCTCTCCAGACCTACGACTCGGAATCAGCGTGGCTCGGCTGGCAAGCCCGCGCCGCCACCCCGCAATCCGGCGAGCGGGCGACGTTTGATGAAAACGAATGGCGCGCAATTTTTAATTCTACACGCACAGCCGACGTAACGTTCTGGCAATTCTGCGAGTGGGTGCAAGAGGAAATGTCTAAAGCCCGCGCGGCCGCACCGCAAACAGCGCTGACGGAAGAGCAACGATTCGCCTTAAGCTTCCTGCTTGATGCAGTGGGCGACGACTATCCCAATTGCGAAACGGTATTGCGCGAGCTTCTTACTCAAGCGCAAACCGAGCGCATGAGCGATACTGAACCTGACTTGCCGCAGCGACGTGGCGACCTCGCCATAGAAGGCTATATCACTAGCGGCAACGAAGTGTTCGCCCGTCCTGGGGATATCGTCAAGATATACAGCGGCGGTGGCAGCGGCGGTGGCAGCGGTGGAAGTGGCGGCGGACGTGGTAGCTATGTTGCTACGGGTGGACCATCGCCGACGATCCTGCAAGCCAACGAGAAGGTAGAAGAACCGCCTGACGGCGACAAAGAATATTGGAAGAACTTGTATTTGCGAGAGCGCCAATGCAGGCAACAATGGCAAACCCGCGCGGTAGCACCGCAAGCAGCGTTGACGGCGAACCAGTGCAGCGCCATCAAACAAGCCGCCAACCTTGCGCGCACTATGGGCTACCGGGAGACAGCGGCGATTCTCTCTGCCCTTCTCGCCCAAGCACCGAAGTAACTGCCATCAAGCGCGGCTATCGCCGTGACTTTCTGATAGACTCATAGCGGACAATTCAATAGAATCTTCCGCTATGAGCACCACGCCCACGACGAACGTCCCGTTGCCGCAATTCACTGCGGCGGGCCTCGTCACGCCATCCGAACAGGAAGTGCTTAACGGCGTGCTGGCCGACTGGTCGGCGGCGTTCTCGTCGGTCGGCAAGACCATGAATCCGCAGCTCGCGACGCTGCAGGGTCAGACGATCAGCAGCACCTCGTTCATGGTATCGGCGTTCTTCGGCGCACTGTCGCAACTCATTGCGAACGTCGATCCCGCGACCAGCACCGGCGCGTTTCAGGACGCACTCGGGCGCATCTACTTCCTCGTACGCAACCAGGCGACGAATGCGAGCATTCCCGGCGCCATCATCGCCGGCGTGCCCGGACAGACGCTACCTGCGGGCGCGCTCGCGATCTCGCAGACAGACAATTCGCAGTGGGTGACGAGCGCGGACGCGACATTCAATGCGACAACGGGCCTTGCGACCGTGACGTTCGTCGCAACGACTGCCGGCGAAGGTCCGGTCTGCCTGCCGAACCAACTCAAGCAGGGCCAGTCGTCGTCCGTCTGGCAAGGCATCAACTCCAATCCCGGTAGCGTAGCAGGCACGAACGTTGAATCCGCGTCGTCCTTCGAGCAGCGACGCCAGCAGTCAGTCACGATTGGCGGTGTTGGCCAGGCCGCGAATGTGCTGGCGGCCGTGCTCGCTGTACCGGGCGTGAGTGACGCGTTCGTGTACAACAACAATACCGGCGCAGCCATCAATTACGGATCGACGAACTACCCGATCCCGGCGAATTCCATCGCGGTGAGCGCGTCGGGCACGGCGACGCCGGCGGCGATCGGAGCCGCAATCGTATCGAAGCTGGACTGCGGGTGCGGCACCAGCACGAGTGCCGGGCTCGGCACGCTCGAGACGGTGACCGTGACCGACAATAGCGGTCTGTACGTCGCGCCGCTGCCGCAATACACGTATCGCTACGTCGTGCCCGCGCCGACCGAAGTGTATTTCAACGTCCAGATTGCGAACCTGCCCAACATTCCCGCGACGTACATTTCAGATATCCAGGCAGCGATTGTGGCCGCGTTCCTGAACGGTTTTTCGACTGATGACGGACTCATCACGCTCAGCCGCGCCCGCATTGGCGGCCAGATCATCGGCGCGGCATTCAAGCCCTGCGTCGCGGTCCTGAATTCGCAGATCATCCCGGTCAACATTTTCGTCGGCCTGTCTGCTGCGCCGACGACCGAAAGCGTCACGATGGGCATTGACCAGCAGCCCGCTATCGCGGCGCTCAACATCACCGTTTCGCAGATCGCCGTATGACGACGGGATTTCAGGCACGCACCATACAGAAACAGTTCGGGCAGTCGCCCGTGCTGCTGTATTTGCTGCAATGCCTCGATCAGTCGCTGGACCTCTCGACATTCACGGCGAGCTTCCTGTCAAACGTCTGGGACATCACGCAGGCACAAGGCTTCGGGCTCGACATCTGGGGGCGCATTCTCGGCCAGTCGCGTTACCTGCAGGTCGCGCAGACGCCGGGCGACAACTTCGGCTTCTCCACGAATGGCGAATCGAGCAGCGGCCAGTTCTGGGCGCCATGGAGCCAGGCACCATTCTATGGCGGCGCTGCAGCAGGACCGGTTGCATACGCCTTACAAGACGATTACTATCGTAAACTGCTGCTTGTAAAGGCCGCCGCGAACATCGCGCATTGCGACCCGTTGAGTATCAATGCGCTTATGATGGCGCTTTTCGGCGATCGCGGGCAATGCTATTGCGAGTTCGATCCGCAAACGCCAATGTCGATCGGGTATCACTTCGGCTTCACGCCGACGGCGGTTGAGCAATCCATCATCCAGTCGGGCGTGATTCCCGTTCCAGCCGGCATGACGCCGCATTACACGTTCACGCCGGTGGCCGACCTGTTCTTCGGCTTCCGGGAAGCGAATCGCGGCACCGACACGCAGTTCGTTGCAGGCTGGAACCAGCGTCCGTTCTATGCTGGCGCCAGCGGCGCGACGGGTGCGCTGCTCGACCCGTCCGACAATCCTTTCACTCTCGATTACAGCAAATTGGGGTAAGCATGAAACACTTACGCGCTTTTATCATCGGCTTGCTCGTGTGCGCCAACGCGCACGCGCAGTTCGCGCCAGGGCAGGTACTCACGGCGACCGCGCTCAATGCGCAGTTCGCGCGCTATGCGCCGCTAGCGGGCGCGACGTTCACCGGACCTGTGACAACCACGACGCCGATTGCGCTCGCAAGCGGAGGGACTGGCGCCACTACCGCAAGCGCGGCGCTCGCTAACTTGGGCGGCTTGCCTCTTGCTGGAGGTACGCTTACAGGGCCGCTGACAGTGCCGACTCTAAACACGTCGAATGCCACCATCACAGGCGGCGTTATAAGCGGCCTATCTGCGCCTATTCCTGTTGCGAGTGGAGGAACAGGAGGGAATACGGCGACGTCCGCTATCGCGGGGCTTGGGCTTCGCCAGATCTGGACGACTGGTCCTGTTGCATACGTTGACCAGACGAACGGCGCAGATACATCGACATGCGGTGGCGCGACGGGCGTTCTTGCATGCAAGACCATCCAGCAGGCATACAACAACGTCGTAAGCGGCAATGACTTCCGTGCGTATAACGCCCCTCCGACCATCAAACTAGCATCAGGACAGACCTATACGAGCGGTCTGACAATCCAGAATGGCCAGAACACGTCTCCTTTCCTGTCGGGCGTAAATCAACTGATTCTCGACATGAATTGTTCGTCGATCTCGCCGACGAACAACTCCGCGATCTACATCCGTCATGTCGCAATCTGGCTGCGCATCATCAATTCGGCCGGCAGTAGTTGCAAGGCGACGCTTGGCCCTGTCAATGGAAGTTCAGGAAATCTCGCCGATATCCGTGGTGGTGGGGTCATGCTCGAATTCGCGGGCGGCGATATAAATTTCGCATCAACACCTGGCACTTATCCTCAACTAT